TAAGAACCTATCGCAAGAACATGCAACCAGCATTGCAAAGAAACAGTGATCTTTTGTCATCACGTCCATTAGAACCGCAAGAAATACCACGGATCAATGCAGCAATGTTCAGGTTCAATGCCCACGGTGAATTGATTAACATGCAACACTTGGAAAACCTTATCAAGATTGTGTCAGACAATCCGTGGTGTGTGTTCACCTTGTGGACTAAACGTGTTGACATTGTCAATCGTTGGTTAAGAGATAACGAGAAACCCGCCAACATGATCTTGATATATTCAAACCCAAAGAAAGGACACATCATGTCCAAACCGCCAAGAGGTTTTGATAAGACATTCAACAATGTCCAAGAGGATGAATTTGTAGAACGTCAAAACTGTACTGGACAGCAATGCAAAGATTGTCGCCTATGCTACACAATCGGAAACATGGTTGACACAATAGTTGAGAAAGTGAAAAAATACTAATGATAGGAATATTCTTGACAGCAATACTTGTCACTTGCTACGCATTAGCATGGCTAATAGAAAACAGATAAGGAAAGGAAAGACAATGAAACGTGAAACAAAAATACTAGTAGAGGCACAAGTTGAGCTAATGTTTGACAATGGTAATGTTAGTCACTTCACAATAGAAAACATACCTTGCCTATGGCTATGGGATGAAACAAGCAGGGAATGTGCAGAATATCGGGCAACGTGGAACTATGTAACAGACAATTTTGAATTTGACTGGATGTCCATTAAAAGTTGGTCTGGATCACCAATAAAAGAGGAAATAGAAAATAATGGTTGACATCTTGGACAGATTGTTTCTAGTCTGTCTATACATGCCAACCGCATGACAACAAACCTTAAACATACAGGAGGCTATCATGCCAAATACACTAAACGAAAAAATCTATGCACCATACACAAAGCACATGAAAAAAGCTGACAAGTTTTCCTACCGTACAGGCTACGAAGTTATTGATCAGGCATTGGTCAAGGATTACTACCGCAAGTCTATCCGTCAGATCGCAGATGAATTGAACGAGTATGACCAACGTGTAATCTATCGTATCCAAGTCTTGTTGAAGATTGGTATTCTACCGATCAGCAAGAACAAAGCAAAACAAATTGCAGCAATGCTCAATGCCTAAGTATCTCTACAATGTAGGCATAGGGTTGTCTGTCACCTTGAACGCAATACTTGGCGGTCAACCCTATCAAACATTCAGTGCCAGAAACTACGTCTGGTATCTGAAAGACAAACGGAATCTTGTCTGGTTAATAGACAAAGCACTAGGCAAGGATCACTGTTGGAATTGTTTTGTAAACTGGAAATATGGATATGACAACAAGCAACCTGTGGGGAAACACACTTAGACAATTCTTGATTGACATGTTTGATTATGATATTGTCTGGATACCAACAACAGATAACGAAGAGGTTCCATTCTAATGCAAGCACCATACAGAAACCACTGGTTCCAAATGGGATATGATCTGATCATTGATGATATGGAAAATGTAGATGATCTGTATCAGGATAATATAAATAGTTATATTGACCCTGCGCAGAGCACAGCCCTATTATACGAAGAAATTGGAGGTTGTCAAGATGAAAAATAAAGTTTTTTATGACAAGGGTGCAATCGATGCATACTACGGACGGTCAGGTGATCTATCATCATGGAAGGAACAGAGCTTGACAAGGGAACAGAAAGCTGCATACTGGAACGGGTACAATGATGAACCCTATGGAAGGAAAGACTATGGATACGATGAAGAGTGACAACATCTTTGTCAAACATGAACCCTGCCCCGAGTGTGGATCGAAGAACAATCTAGCACGGTATTCAGATGGACACGGTTATTGTTTCGGGTGTGAATACTGGGAAGCAGGGGAAGACGAAGTGGAACGAGCATATAACAAGCTAGCGGTTGTCACCACAGAGAAACTGACAGCTGTCTATCGTGGTACACGTGGTATCACAGCTGACACAATGAAACATTATGGTGTCTACACATACCTTGACAGCCACGGCAATGAGAAGCAACAAGAGTACATCTACCCATCAGGCGGGATCAAGACACGGTTCTTTCCTAAAGAGTTCGCAGCAAAGGACTTGAAGTCAGATGAACTATTCGGGATGAACCTATGGAATGCAGGGACATCGAAGACTGTGACAATCACAGAGGGTGAACTAGATGCTATGTCTGTCTATCAGATGTTGCACAACCCCAAGTTCCCGAACCCTGTGGTGTCACTGCCCAGTGCCAAGCCTAACCGCAAGCTGTGGGAAAATGTACATGACTGGCTGTCATCCTTTGACAAGATCATTCTGTCTATCGACAATGACGAGGCAGGGAACGCAGTAGCACAACGCATTGCCAAGATGTACCCGAACAAAGTCTATCGTGTACCACACGACAAGTACAAGGATGCTAACGAGTTCCTACAGGCGGGTGCAGTACAGGAGTTCAAGAGTGCATGGTTCAATGCCAAGAAGTACACACCTGAGAATGTGATCAACACAACAGATCAGTTCCTCAGCATGTACAACAAGGCAGATGACCACATCTACGTGGAGACAGGGTTGTCAGAGTTCGATGAAATGTGCTTGGGCTTGATGCAAGGACACTTCACACTCTTCAAGGCACAGACAGGGATCGGCAAGACTGAGTTCATGCGATACCTAGAGTTCAAGATTCTGTCTGACTACCCTCAGATCAAGATTGCAATCTGGCACATGGAAGAGACAAAGCTACGGTCTATCCTTGGCCTTGCCTCGTACTACCTGCAAGAGAACGTGACAAGAAAAGACTTGATCGAAGAAAAGAACATGGATCGTCAGGTTCAGGATGCTATCACAGCCCTGACAAAAGATGAACGACTATACCAATTCTATCTGAATGATGAGGATGATCCACTTGACTTGTTGTCTCACATCAGGTATCTATCTCAAGCCTGTGGTGTCAACTATGTGTTCTTCGAACCCATCCAAGACATCAGTGCAGGGGTAGCAGCTGAGGAAAGCAAAGAGCAATTCCTTGCTGATCTTTCTGTCAGGCTATCCAAACTGGCAGCTGAACTGGGAGTTGGTATCGTGACAATCGGACACACAAATGATGATGGTGCTGTCAAGTATTGCCGCATGATCGAACAACGAGCATCAGTTGTCGTTGACTTGAAACGTGACAAGATGTCTGAGGATGCAGAGGAACGCAACACAACCAAGCTACTTGTCACAAAGAACCGTCCCGTCGGGCCAACAGGGTATGCAGGACAGCTACGGTTTAACCCATCAACCTTTACCCTACATGAGAAACAAGATGAATTTTGATTACATGGCAACAACAGCTGCAGTTATCTACTGTCTAGGTATTTACCTGCACTACATCCACATCCACACGATCTTCTACCTATTGGAACGTCGAGACGAAATGAACACCAACCGTACCATCATCCACAGTATCATCTGGCCTTGGACTGTTGTCATGTTTATCTGGGCTGACATCACAGGAGCATCTGACGACGATGACTAAGACAGTAGCAATGGACATCGAAACAGAATCACTCAACCCTCAATACATCTGGGTGATCTGTGCTGAGGATGTCGAGACAGGGGAACGTGAACAGTTCTGTAACCTGACAACCATACCTGAAGAGAAGGAGAGGTTCATTGAGTATTGCAGTGGTATTGATAACTTTGTGTTTCACAATGGTCTTGGCTTTGACGTACCAGTAATCAACAGACTACTAGGTCAGGTCATTGACCCGCAGAAAGTCATCGACACTCTTGTTGTCTCTCGTCTTGTGGACTACACACTTGACGGTGCAGGTCACAGCCTCAAGGCATGGGGTAAACGACTAGGTGACTTCAAGATCGGGTTCACTGACTTCAGCAAGTTGTCAGACGAGATGATTGAGTACTGCATCCAAGACGTTGTAGTAACTGTCAAGATTTATAGACACTTTAAGAAAGTCATACAAGACCCTGATTGGCAAGACTCTTTACGGTGTGAGCATGACATCCAGATGTTGTGTGAAGACATGACAGCCAACGGGTTTTACTTTGACGAGGATCAAGCTGAGGAATTACTAGGTGAAATACAAACAAGAATGGAACGCCTTGAACAGGGTCTTCAAGAAGACTTCCCCCCAAAACTTACAGAAGTCAATCGTATCAAATACAGACGGAAAGCCGATGGTAGTTTATTCTCTTCTGTCACCAAAGCACAAGAGAAATATTTTGCAACGGCACTTGACAAATCAGTGACACCAAACGAATTAGTGTGCTACGAGTACATTCCATTTAATCCTGCCTCACCTAAGCAACGCATCGAAAGACTGTGGGAAGCTGGGTGGGAGCCGTTCGAGAAAACGAAAGGACACATTGAGTATGAAAGAGAAAACAAAACAAAATTTCTGTGAGTGTTGTGGTCAGAGGATTCCTAAAGAACCCCTATCACCTTCTCTAGTCAGAGAGTTTCTAAACTATGATGCAGAAAAGGGTATTCTTACTTGGAAAAAAAGAGATAGAAAACATTTCAAAAGTGAGAGAGCTTATAATCTGTTTCACTCTAAATATCCTGACGTAGAATTAATTGGCACAGACCAGACAAACCAAGTATATCTATCAAACAGGGCATACGTCATCCACAGAGTGATTTGGTGTCATGTCTATGGTGAGTGGCCTGACAAAAATATGGTGATAGACCACATCAATGGTTATAAAAGAGATAATCGTCTTCAAAATCTTAGATTAG